GCAAAGTGGTCAGCGAAAATTTCAAATCGATGAAAAGGCAATTCACAGTAGGTCGTCTTTCCCTTATGAACGCCATTGCAACACGATATATCATATAAGACCAACCCATTTGCGTCTCGTGGAACTGTGCCTAAGGTCATGTTAGACCGGATCTCTATAGCGGGATTCATCATGGCCATTGCTGTTGGAGTAAACTCGGTTCGGCCTTCTCTTGAAGCGATTAACTTTGATTGGCGATTGCCCTCAGTTCCTAATGCTATCTTGATGGAACGGAAATAAGACAAAAGCTCATTTAGGGAATTCCCAGGTTCAAAACCGAAATAATAACAATTAATCCTTGAGTTGTCAAACGTTGAAAGGAATGCAGCTAGTTTTGAAACAAAATGTGATTTGAGTAACCCTAACGAAGTGTCCATTGCTGGCAAACACTTAGCTTTAAAAGCCTCCCAATTTTTATTATTGTCATGAGGATGCGACAAGTAGCCAGATTTACCTCCAATCAATCTAAGGTGAGCTAAGCTTTCGGTGGTCGCGTCAACGATGAGTCTTTTAACTCTGTAAATGTTGTCGTAATGAGCTTCGAACCTCACTATTTTGAAATTTTCGACCTCTTGGTAAATGTCCGCAAAGTTTTTACTACCGAAGACCTTCGAAATCCAAGATTTGAAGCGATTCCAACGCCAAGTAAATATCCTGTGGCCGAGAGTCAAGACGAAATGATTATTGGCTGACTCAACCAAGCTGCCTATCACATCCCAGGCATTACTTCTCGCTAATGATAATTTTACAACGATTAATTGCACGATCGCGAGTATGCTTGTTTCAGGGTCCATTATCCAAGCCTTAACGATATCACGGCCCAGCAGATGAAGCTTTCCTTTATTCGCACGAATGTAATTGATAATGATGGGCCATTCTATCTCCTGCTTCAGTCCTAATCTATTGAAGGTGTAAGACATCGCATCCTCAACACCTTTTCGTTGAGCCATATAATACTTATACTTCCCTTTAGTGTACAAGGCGTGGAAATCAGGAAAGCATATCCAATCGGCAAAAGCATTAAGCGTCACAGTGTTCTCAATGTCGGCAACGGGTAGAGTAAACTTAAACAAACCATAACCCATGTCAGCATGAATGACATCGCGTGTAAGAGGACCCTTGAACCAGTATTGCTTAAGATAAGACTTTTTAGCCGTATACATGGGGGCTTGGCATCTTGGAAAATAC